TCAGGGAGCCTCTCTCCGATACAGTCCAAGACGATGCAAGACTCACCTTTTACGCTCCGACCTAGTCCGAGTCAATGACAGATAAACCCAAAAAGAAACAGCCGCTACGAGGGGCAACCAAACCAAGGCTCCAGAGTCCACCTCTCAAGGGCAAAAACAAGATTGAGGATGTCAAACAGCTCTGTGAGATTATTAAGATGCCTTTATTGCCTTGGCAGGAGCATGTACTCAAGGACATGCTTACAGTTGATGCTAAAGGCAAGTGGATTCGCAAGACAAACCTGTTATTGATTGCCCGGCAGAATGGTAAGACTCATTTAGCGCGTATGTTGATTTTGGCTCACTTAATCAAGTGGGAAACCAATGTATTGATCATGTCCTCTAATAGAAGCATGGCTTTGGACACATTCAGACAAGTCACAGACATCCTAGAGAACAATGACCATCTCAAAGGCTTTGTCAAGCAAATTCGTTATGCCAATGGTACTGAGTCGATCGAAATGCTTAATGGCACACGCTTGGATGTTGTAGCAGCGACCAGAGATGGCTCTCGTGGTCGATCGGTTAATGGCTTGCTGTTTATCGATGAAGTTCGAGAGATAACAGAAGAAGGTTTTAGAGCTGCAACTCCAGTAACGAGAGCGCATCCTAATTCCCACACTCTGCTGTGTTCTAATGCCGGTGATGCCTTTAGCACTGTGCTTAATGATCTTAGAGAGCGAGCAATCTCGTATCCACCTAAGTCTTTCGGCTTCTATGAGTATTCTGCGCCACAGTATTGCAAGATAGAAGATCGCAACGCATGGGCGATGGCTAATCCTTCACTGGGTTACACAATTACAGAGGAAGCAATCGAGGAAGCGATAGCGACATCTCCAATTGAAAATACTAGGACAGAAACGCTTTGCCAGTGGATTGACAGCTTGTCTAGTCCTTGGCCTCATGGCGTGTTAGAAGAAACATCAGATAGCACACTAGAAATGACTGCTGGGGCTTATACTGTGTTTGGTTTCGATGTCAGTCCTTCAAGGCGCAATGGATCATTGGTCGCAGGACAACTTTTGCCAGATGGAAGGATTGGCATCGGGATCCTAGAGACTTATAGTTCTCAAGTTGCCATCGATGAGTTAAAAATGGCGGCAAGCATTAAAGGATGGGCAGACATCTACAAACCGCGCCTAGTCTGCTATGACAAATACGCCACACAGACGATAGCCGACCGTTTAAGCCAAAGTGGTGTAATGGTTGAGGATGTGTCAGGCCAACAATTCTACAAAGCCTGTGGCGATCTATTAGAAGGCTTAGTCAATCATCGAGTAGTCCACAATGGTCAGGCTGAGTTAATTCAGCAAATGAATAACTGTGCAGCTAAGGTCAACGATTCGGCGTGGCGCATCATCAAACGCAAGTCGGCTGGAGACATTTCTGCACCTATTGGCCTAGCGATGGTAGTTTCTAAGTTGATGATCCCAACACCTAAGCCACAGATTTATACTTAGACACGCCCACGGCGTGTTGTCTATTTACTTGACAAATGCTATCCTTTATGTCTATGGGTCGCATACTGCAAACATTCGGGCTAGAAGCAAAGCCACAATTACAAGCTCAATCCGCTCCACAGGTATTGGGTGAGTATTCACCTTATGCCATGCCTTTCCAATTTGCCTATGTTGGCAGAACAGAAGCGATGTCAGTACCAGCATTAGCAAGATGCCGCAATTTACTTGCTGGCACTATTGGCGCAATTCCTTTAGAGCTTTACAAAAAATCTAGCAATGAAGAACTTGGTTCACCTGCATGGTTAGAGCAACCTTCATACTCACAGCCACGATCAGTAACTATTGCCTGGACTGTTGACTCACTTTTGTTTTACGGTCAAGCATTTTGGAAAGTTGTAGAAGTTTATGCAGAAGATGGCAGACCATCTCGCTTTGAATGGATCGCTAATCATCGAGTAACTGCAACACTAGATAGCACAAATACTTTTGTTAGGTCTTACGCAGTTGATGGCACAACATTACCTATGGATGGATTGGGATCTCTAATTACATTCCAGTCATTATCTGATGGCATCCTTAACACTGGCGTTTCAACAATTCGCTCTGCAATCGATGTGCAGAAAGCGGCAACAATAGCTGCATCAACTCCAATGGCATCTGGTTACATTAAAAACACAGGCGCAGACTTAGATCCTAAAGAAGTTCAAGGATTATTAGCAGCATGGAAGAACGCTCGTAATAATCGTTCTACTGCTTATTTAACTTCTACTTTGGAATACAACGCAGTGTCATTCTCACCTAAGGATATGATGTACGGGGATGCGATTTTCAACCTAGCTACGGAATGCGCCAGATTATGCAATGTTCCGGCTTATTATGTTTCAGCAGATCAAAATAACTCAATGACTTATGCAAATGTACAAGATGAGCGCAAGCAATTCTTGACTTTATCTCTACAGCCATTTATTACAGCAATTGAAGATCGCCTATCAATGGATGACATTACTGCTCGTGGAAATGTTGTCAAGTTTGACATTGACAAGAACTTCCTGCGCACTGATCCACTTCAAGAGTTAGCAGTAATTGAAAAACTTCTAACCCTTAACCTTATTACTCCAGAGCAAGCGATGGAAATGACAGACCTAACACCTAACGGAAACAATGGTATGGAATGAATCAAATAATCACATTCTCAGCTGATCTAACAGCAGACTCAGCCAACCGCACTATCTCAGGCAAGATTGTGCCTCTCAACATTGAGGCTGGATCAACCAACATGGGCAAAGTAATCTTTGAGTCTGGATCAATCGAAATCGCAGATCCAAAATCAATCAAGTTGCTTAATCAGCATGACATCAAAAAGCCTTTAGGTCGTGGAGTTACATTTAGCGAGTCAGAAGATGCAATCCACGCAGTATTTTCTATCAGTCGTTCACAGCGCGGCACAGAAGCTCTAATCCTTGCAGAAGAAGGATTGCAATCAGGATTAAGTATTGGTGCAGAAGTTATTAAGTCAAAGATCAAGGATGGCGTGATTCATGTATCCGCTGCTCGCTTGGTCGAAGTAAGTTTAGTGACAGAGCCAGCTTTTAAGTCTGCTCAAGTTACTGAAATTGCAGCAGAAGAATCTGCTGTAGAAGAAACAATCCAACCAACAGAAAGCGAGACAGCCACCGTGGAAGAAACCACTCCAGCAGTCGAAGCAACACCAGTTGAGGCTCCAGCGGTTGAAGCTGCTCGCCCAACTGTTTCAGCGGCATATTACACAAAGCCACGCATTGAAGTTACAGCAGCTAAGTATGCTGAGAACTCAATCCGCGCAGCACTAGGTGATGAGTCAGCTCGTCAATACCTACGCGCAGCAGATGACACAACAGACAACGCAGGACTTGTCCCAACTCGTCAGTTGTCAGAAATCATCAACCCACTATCTACAACAATCCGTCCATCTATCGATGCAATCTCTCGTGGAGTGCTTCCAGATGCAGGTATGACTTTCGAGATCCCAAAGATCACACAGGCACCAACAGTTGCTATTGAGCCAGAAGGCGATGCATTTTCTGACACAGATCAGAATGCTGCTTTCCTATCTGTAACAGTACAGAAGTATGCAGGACAACAGACATTCTCTGTTGAATTGCTAGATCGTACATCTCCAGCATTCTTTGATGAGCTAGTTCGCAACATGGCAGCAGCTTACGCAAAGGCAACTAACGCAGCAGTTAACGCAGCACTTATCACAGGTGCAACAACAGATGCAACAACAGTAGCAACATACCCAACAGCAGCAGAACTTCTAGGAGTTGTTGCTCGCGGTTCAGCATCTGTTTATGCAGCAACAGCAGGACTACCAAATCCATTTGCTCGCAACATGATCGTATCAACAGGACAATGGTCAAACATCATGTCACTTAACGATGCAGGTCGCCCAATCTACACAGCATCACAACCAATGAACGCTGGTGGTCAAGTAGCACCAACATCATTGACAGGTAATGTTGCAGGACTTAACCTCTATGTTGATCCAACAAACGGTGGCGATGGCGATGGAACAATCCTTATCGTTAACCCAGATGCATACACATGGTACGAGTCACCAACATACCGCTTGCGTGCAGAATCAACAGCTAACGGATCAGTAACTATTGGTTACTACGGATTCGGTGCAATCGCAACTAAGGTTGCAGCTGGCGCATTCAAGAACAACAAGGCGTAAGCCACACTAAGTCGCTCTAGGGGGTCAGTAGCCCTCTGACTCCCTAGAGTCTTTAGAAAGGATTGCAAATGGCATTGACAACAATTTCAGAACTCCGCACAACGCTCGGAGTCGGTACTTTGTACACAGATGCAGTTTTGCAAGAAGTCTGTGATGCCTCAGATGCAGTCCTACTTCCTATGTTATGGGCTCCAAAATGGTTCACAGTTGCACACAGTAATGTTGTGGGCACAGGAACTTTATACTTTGACATTCCAGTAAGAGACATTTTTTATGTAGGCCAGACTGTAACTATTGCCAACTCAGGCACTAAGTACAATGGATCAAAGACAATCACAGCAGTAGATACTTATTCAATTTCTGTTACTACAACTCACACAGTAGTACAGCCAAAACATCCTATTGAACCTTTTGGCACAGTAACAGGCGAAACCTACACAGACTGGACAACTGATACAGCAGTACAAAACGCAGCTTTGATGATCGCTGTTGAAATCTGGCAAGCACGCACCGCCACTTTGAGTGGCTCAAATGCCATTGACTTCCAGCCCTCACCTTACCGAATGAGCGCACAGCTACTCGCTAAGGTCAGAGGATTGATCGCACACGCACTAGACCCTCGCTCGATGGTGGGATAATGCCAGTTGCAGTCACTACCCTTCGCACAACATTAGCCACAGCATTAGTCGATAACGCTAAATGGCAAACCTTTGCCTTTCCACCGGCAACTGTCTTGGCTAACTCTGTGATCGTGTCTCCAGATGATCCTTATTTAACACCTAGCAATAATCAGCACATCACTATAAGCCCTATGGCTAACTTTAAGATTATTATTACTGTGCCGCTTTTCGACAACGAAGGCAATCTCAACGGAATAGAAGATGCAGTCTGTGGCGTGTTTGCAAAGCTTGCTGCATCATCTTTGACCTATAATGTAAGCGCAATTAGCGCACCTAGTATTCTCAACGCTGCATCAGGCGATCTGCTCAGTTGCGAGATGTCCGTATCAATCCTTACGAGTTGGAGTTAAAATGTCCGAGTGGGAAAAAGAAAACGAAGCCTTCCTGATCAAAATCGGGCAGGTAGCACCAGCATCACCAAAGCCAGCAACTACTAAGAAAGACGAGGAATAATCTCATGGCTGTATTTCTAAATAACAATGTGGGCGTGAAGATCAACTCTGTCGATCTATCTGACCATGTAACAGCAGTAACAATCAACCGCGTATTTGATGAACTAGAAGTAACTGCGATGGGTGACTCATCACATAAGTTTGTAAAGGGTTTAGAGTCATCAACAGTAACAATTGACTTCCTAAATGACACAGCAACAGCAAATGTATTGGCAACACTACAGGCTGCATGGGGAACTACTGTCACAGCAGTATTTTTACAGACAAAGGGAACAGCAGTATCTGCTACTAACCCTCTATACACTGTTTCAATCCTAGTCAATAACACAACAGACATTAACGGCGCTGTTGGAGACATTGGCACACAGAGCATTACATTCACATGTAACTCAACAGTTGCAGTAGCAACAACAGGTACATTCTAAACAACTAACAAAGGGGCAAACGATGGCAAAGCTAAAGGTAACAAGAACAGATGGATCCGTTGGTGAATACACCATAACTCCATTGGTGCAGTACGGGTTTGAGATCTGGGCTAAGAAGGGATTTCATAAATCTCTGATTGAAGATCAATCTCAGACTTCTATCTATTGGCTTGCTTGGGAATGTGTAAGACGGTCTGGTGAGACCGTTAAGCCATTTGGGGAACAGTTCATCGAAACCTTAACTTCGGTTGAGGTATTGGAAGACGACCCTTTGGCTTAGGGCGCGACTCGATCACCTATCTGATTGCTAAATTAAGTGTCAGACTCGGGATCGCGCCACAACAATTATTAGAGCTTGATGAAGTAATGCTAAGGAACTTAATTAAAGTTCTGGAAGATGAAGCAAAGGAGATCAGAGATGCCAACGCAATTAAAAGGCGCCGTTGAACTCCGTAAGGCTTTAAGAGAATTTGCTCCAGACTTGGCTAAAGAAACCCAAAAAGAACTTGCTGCATTATTAAAACCAATCACTTCTAAGGCTAAAGGATTTATTCCTTCAAACGCTCCGCTATCTGGATGGGGTATGCCAAGCAAGGGAACATGGGAAAGACTCCAATGGTCATCATCTGAGGCTAAGCGTGGTATTAGTTTTAGAACTACACCATCTAAGCCAAACAAATCAGGCTTTCGTTCTTTAGCTCGTATTACAAATTCATCAGCTGCTGGTGCTTTGTATGAGACTGCTGGGCGAAAAAACCCTCAAGGAAGATCACAGGCTCCAACCTATAAAGTTTTATTGCCGGGCCACCCAAATTATGGAAAGAACATTAGGTCAGGAACTAAAGATCAATCTAAAAGCAATAACCCAAATGCAGGTCAACAGTTTATTGATGCATTAAATAACACAGGAAGAATTGTTGATGCCTATAAACGCGAGCAAGGACAGGCAGGTCGTGCTTCCCGTAAGATGAGGGGTCGCGCAATCTTTAGAGCATGGGCAGAAGATGGTGGCAAAACTACTGCCGCAGTGATTAAGGCTATTGAATCTTCTAAAGTAAAATTTGAAAACTACACATTGAAGGTGAAATAATGGCCGCCGATGTAAGAATTGACATAGCCACTGAATTCACTGGCAAAAAAGCATTTAAGCAGGCAGAAACTGCAACCGACAAACTAAGCAAGGGTGTCAAGAATCTTGCTAGAAATGTTGGGTTGGCTTTTGGTACTGCCGCAGTTATCAACTACGCAAAGGCATCTGTTAGAGCTGCAGCCGATGACCAGAAGGCACAGACACAGTTAGCACTAGCATTGAAGAATGTTGGACTGCAGCGCGATGCTGCAAGTACAGAAGAATACATCTCTAGGCTTGAGACTGAGTTCGGTGTCCTTGATGATCTGCTGCGCCCTGCCTATCAAAAACTAGCGGTAGCCACAAAGTCATCTGCTGAAAGCCAAAGACTTCTAAACCTTTCCTTAGACATTGCAGCCTCAACTGGCAAAGATGTGGGCGCAGTTGCTACAGCACTCAGCCGAGCCTACCTAGGGACTAACACAGCACTTACTCGCTTAGGCGTAGGACTTACAAAGGCTGATCTAAAGACTAAATCCTTTGAAGAGATCACAAACCAATTAGCAGAAACATTTTCTGGATCTGCAACTGCTGCTGCACAGACTTTCTCAGGCCAGTTAGCCATACTTTCAGTAGGCGCAGCTAATGCCTCTGAGATCATCGGTACTGGCCTTATTGATGCACTTACTGAACTAGGCGAGAATACTTCTGCTGCTGATTTAGCCAATAACATGAAACTTACTGCAACCTACATTGCAGATGTTATTCGTGGCGTGGGAACCCTTGGTGGCAAACTTAATGACATTCCTATTATTGGTGATCTAAATGTAGGCATGATTCCTATTCTAGGCTCATACATTGAGATGCTACGCGAGGCCGGAAAGGTTGCCTCTGTTCGTAACCCTAATGAACACATGGCTAGAGCGCCACAGCTCAAGGAAGAACGCGCTGCTATTGCTTTGACTAAGACAAGCAACAAATTAAAGAAGATCGACAATGATGCAACTACTCGCAAGATTGTCCTTACAGGCGATCAGTTAGCCCTTGCAGAGCTTGAGAAGAAGTTTGATGTAGATCGCATTGGCCTTTATGCAGCTCTAAACCAATCAACCGAGGGCGAGACAAAGATGCGCCTTCTATCCTTGATTGCTATTCAGGATCAAAACTCTGCTCTAGCAGGAATGATTAAGAAGGCTAATGAGGCTGAGAACGCCTTTGCAACCCTTATTGAGGCACTCCGAGCAACTATTAGATCAATGCTAGACAGCATCAAACCACAGGTTCAGCAATTACAACAGATGACTATGGGGCCAAATACTCCGATTGAAGTACAAAGAGAAGTTATCCGGGAGAAGCTAGATTTGGCCATGCCAGACATAAGAGCCTTACAGGATCGCTTGGCAATGGCTAATGTGCCAGGCTACTCTCGCACTAGCTTTGAAACTCCATCGGTTACTGTCAATGTGAATGGCTCAGTCACAACAGAGCGCGACCTAGTTGCAGCCATTACTCAGGGACTTTACGCACAGCAGGCTTCTGGTACTCCAGTTAATTACAGTACGGCGTACTAATGGCACTACCAGCAACCCCTATTGTAAAGATTAACCTAACTGGTGGAGCTTCCTTTGGTGAAGCTTTTGTCTTGGGTTCATCCCGTCTAGGCTTTGCTGAGTTTGCTTCAGGCTCCACTGTCATTGTCGATGTATCTAATCAAGTCTCTAAGATAGATACTCGCAAAGAGCGCAACCTATTCCAGGATAAGTATCTTTCAGGCACAGCCACAGTTCGCATCATTGATGAAAATGGTGACTGGAACCCACAGAATACTTCAAGCCCTTATTATCCTAATCTTGTGCCTTTACGCTCTATTCAAATTTCAGCCAATTACTCATCTACAAACTATCCAATCTTCAAGGGTTACATTACTGAGTATCTTTACACTTATCCTAAAGACCAGGAAATCGGCTATGTTGATCTCATTTGTTCAGATGGATTTAAGCTACTGTTCAACTCCAATGTAACTACTGTGACAGGCGAAGCTGCTGGCCAAGATACAGGCACACGAATTGACAAGATCCTTAACACTATTGGCTGGCCTTCTAGCCAGAGATCAATCCAGACAGGTAACACAACATGCGTGGCAGACCCTGCAACGGTGCGTACGGGCCTTACAGCCATCCAGACAGCCGAATTTACAGAGCAAGGCGCTTTCTATGTGGACAAGGCAGGCAACGCTGTATTTAAGAATCGCCAGTTTGTCTATGATGCTCAGGCTGCCACACCTATTGAATTTTCCAATGCTGTCGGATCAACAGACATCAATTACGCAGGCATTGTCTTTGCCCATGATGACAAGACGATTGTCAATCAAGCCACAGTCACACGCATAGGCGGTACAGCTCAGACTTTCTCAGATGCTACTTCTGTGGCGCAATACTTCTTGCACTCGGTAACAGCAGACCAGATGCTCATGCAGACAGATGCCAATGCCCTAGCGCTAGCAACTGCCTATGTCACAACCCGTAAAGACACTACTATCCGCATTGAGTCAATTACTCTGGATCTTGTAACTCTGGGCTATGGGGCAGGAATCGTTGCAGCTTTGGATCTTGATTACTTTGACACAATGGAGATTACAAATGTCAATGTGTCAGGAACTACCATTGTAAAGAAGTTGCAATGTCAGGGGATTAGCCACAGCATTACCCCTAACACTTGGGTTACAGTTTTGACCACGCAAGAGCCATTACTCGATGTGATGTACTAGAATAGGACTATGGAGAAACAATCATGGCAGTAGGATTACCAGCCAAAACCACTTACGCTAATGGTGATGTCTTTTCGGCATCGGACATTAACGACACCAATGGCACGATCAACCTCATTGGCCAGACTACTAACTTCTATGCTGGCAAGAATCGTATTATCAATGGTGACTTTTTTGTAAATCAAAGAAGTTTCACATCAAGCACAACAGATGCCGCTTATGGTTTTGATAGATGGCAAATGTTTGCAAGTGGTGGCGCAACATATTCAGCGCAGACTTTCACACCTGGTTCTGCGCCTGTTGCTGGATATGAAGGCCAGAATTTTGCTCGCATAGTAACAACAGGACAAAGTGGTGCTTCTGTTTATACTATTTTAAATCAATCTGTTGAAAACGTTCGCACTCTTGCTGACAAAACAGTAACGCTATCTTTCTACGCTAAAGCCGCATCGGGAACTCCAAAAGTTGCTGTTTCTTTAGACCAAGTTTTTGGCTCAGGCGGCTCACCTTCAAGTGCTGTTAAAAATTATGGTGGTCAAATTACTCTAAACACAAATTGGGTAAGATATTCAACAACAATAACAATGCCCAACTTATCTGGTAAAACTATCGGCACTACCCCTAATACTTCATCAACTCAAATAAGACTCTGGGTTTCCGCTGGGTCTGATTCAAATGCAGAAACTGGGTCGCTAGGTATTCAGTCAAACACTTTTGATTTCTGGGGTGTACAACTAGAAGCAGGATCAACTGCCACCGCGTTTCAAACTGCAACTGGAACAATCCAAGGAGAATTAGCCGCTTGCCAGCGTTACGGATACGCGCTTAATCAATTAAGCGGAACAAGCGCTGGAGGAAATGGCTGGAACTTCAGCACTACTCAAAGTGTTATTTATTTGCCTTTGCCTGTTCAAATGAGAACTACACCGACTGTCACATATACAACACCTGGCGGAGTTATTGTTTACAACTCTACTGGCGGGCAACTCGCCTGCACCGCAATGTCTGGAACAACCCATAGCCTGACATCTTTATACATTGTCACAACGGTTGCATCTGGTTTAGTTGTTGGTAATGGTACTTCTATCCTAGTAAGTGCTGGATCTTCTCAAATCCTATTTGCAAGTGCGGAGTTATAATATGAAATATGAAATTGTAAAAGACGGCTTAGGCAATGATTGCATTACTGGCACAACTGACGATGGAGCAGTTTTATGGATTCCAGCAGATCCTAGTAACTCAGACTATCAACGCTATCTAAATCCAGAAAAAGATGAAGCAGCCAAGATTATCTAAAGCTGCAATTCAGCTTCGTGAGCAGTTCGATGATGCCTACCCAGATCGTGACCGCACATCGGATGGTTGGATCGGTGATACCAGACATGGTGCTCGTAAGTCTGATCATAATCCAGATGAGCAAGGCTGGGTACGCGCCATTGACATCGATCGTGACTTATCCGGAAAGGCCAAGCCCGACCTCATGCCCGACCTTGTTGATCAAATTCGTGCAGCCTGTAAAAAGGGATCTGAAAAGCGTGTCGCTTACATTATTTTTAACGGGTCAATCTGCTCCCCTATTCTTAGGTGGAAGTGGCGCAAGTACACAGGGGCTAACAAACATGTTCACCATGTGCATTTTAGCTTTAAGAAAGAAGCTGACTTACTGGGTGAATTTTATCAAATACCTATGTTAGGCGGAAAACTATGAATCTAAAGAATCCAGCAATCCTTGCAGCAGGAGCATTTCTAGCAGCTTGGTCAGCAACTAATTTCGATGCAGATTACAGAGCAATCCTGTGGTCAATACTTTCAGGCGTGTTTGGTTATGCCTCACCTAAACGATAATGATTGCGCAGGACATGGCGGTTCTTGCTGTTGCTGCCACGACCGTTATTGGTTCATTTATTGGCTCGGTGCGTTGGCTAGTAAAGCACTACCTTCAAGAGCTAAAGCCAAATAGTGGCTCATCAATGCGCGATCAGATTAACTTACTGGAAGCGCGTGTCGAAACTATCCTTCGTATCTTAGAGAAGTGACAATTATCCTATGGCAAGAAAAAAGGTTATAGACCTAGACACTTACACAGCTCTTGATGCTTGGGCTATTAGCCTGCAAGAGATGTATCGAGCATTGCGTAGAGCAGGCATGGATGTTGATTTAGCATTAGCAATCATCATCGAGCCTACAGCTTATCCTGCGTGGATCTTGCCATCTCCAGTCGATCCAGAAAGGTTCGGCGATTACGAAGATGAGGATGACGATTAAGCGAATAGTTATTTTGAGTGATCTTCAAGTCCCTTTTGAAGATGTCCATGTAACACGCAACATCTCTAAATTTTTAGCAACTTTCAAACCAGATCAAACAGTAACGATCGGCGATGAAATAGATTTCCAGACAATAAGCAAGTGGTCAGATGGCACACCTTTAGCCTATGAGCAGACTCTAGGCGATGATCGTGATCGCTGTGTCGAGCTTCTCTGGGAGATGGGCGTGACTGATTGCATAAGATCGAATCATACGGATCGAATTTACAACATCATTATGAAGAAGATCCCATCTTTCCTATCCTTGCCAGAGCTTCGCTTTGAGAAGTTTATGAAGTTTGATGAGCTTGGGATTACCTTTCACAAAAAGCCTATGGTGTTAGCACCTAACTGGGTGGCAGTTCATGGCGACCATACCCCTATCAAGTCACAGGGCGGTCTAAGCGCGATGGAAGCTGCTAGGCGTACAGGCACTAACATCATCTCTGGCCATACCCACAGGGCAGGCCGAACATCCTTTTCAGAAGCCATAGGAGGCCGTTTGGGGCGTGTTCTGCATGGTGTTGAGGTAGGGAACCTAATGGACTTTAAACAGGCCGCATACACCAAGGGAACGGCTAATTGGCAACAGGCTTTTGCCATCATGTACATCAAGGGCAAGAATGTCCAAGTTGATCTAATCTACATTGAAAAGAATGGCACATTTATAGTTAATGGCAAGGTCTATGGACGACCTCGTTAGAGACATCTTTCCCGTCAGGCGCACGATTGATGATGCCGTTGATGAGGCAGAATCGTTATCGTTTCGTTATCAAATAAAACACAAATAGTCTGACGGCTGTGCAACACTAAGCCTGTCACCAGCCGAGGGCGCTGGTGCGATAGGAGTAACAATGACTGACAATCAAGTTGTAGGCATAGTGGTGATTCTTATACCGCTAGCATTATGGATTATTTATGCACATGTCTGGGAATCAGGCTATGAGCGAGGCAAGCGCGAGGGTTATCACAGAGGTCGAGCTGTCAACAGACAAGAATTTTGGCAAGAATGATAGCTCGTGACATTTTACTCAACGCCACAGACACAATCTCTGATCGTGGCCTTTCATACGGTCACCCGGCAGACAATCTCCAACACACCGCAATGCTCCTTAGTGCATACCTACAAATGCCAATACATGACTATCAGGTGGCAGGGATCATGGTACTTGTTAAACTTGCAAGAACTAATCAATCAGCCCAGCACC